GCTTTAGCCGCTGGCACCCAGACCTCCCGAATGTCCACCAGATCTTGCAGAGCCGTCACTTCGGCGGGAGTAGTTTCGTGTTGCGAAATCGCCTCGACTTCTCGACGCTGATAGGGGTCTTGGCCGGAAGGTTGGAGGCGTTCCACCAAGTCATTCTTAAACAGACCGGAATCAAGTAGCATCTGCCTCGGCACGCGAACCCGATGTCCAACGAAACTGGCCTCTTCCAGACGCTTCGCTGCCGGGTCGAGAATGAAGTCGTCAAAGTCAACTACGGTCGCGTAGGGTTGTCCCGCGTCAATTCGGATGTCGTCGGAAAAAGTGATGAGGTTGTCGGACGTGGCGATCCCCGTCTTCATAATGCCGATACAGAATAGGGAATCCACAATCCAACGACGAAGTTCAGATCGCAGGTCGATTTCCTTGGCGAGGTAGTCTAAGCCCAGGCCGAGGAGTTCCGCGTATCCGCGATACATCAGGAACTTCGAGGTCACGACCGTCTTGGGGAAGTTCGTAACGAGGTTGGGCACGAGCGTGGCAATCGCCGAGAAGATCATGTTCAGCGGTTCATTGCCTATAGTCGCATGATCTCTATCGTAGTAAAGCTATTGGCCTGCGTATTCTCTCAGGAAGAGAAGACGGGAAGAGCGAAAGCTGCGAAGCCGCTCTTCTCCCAACTGGACCGCTCGGTACATCCGGGCAACGGTTACTTCTTTAGCGGCCACAGTCTTCTCCCTGAGAGAACGCAGGCCATACTCCTATGGAAGATTGCATTCTACTCTCCAAATTGTCGGAGGTATTCGACGGCCTTTGCGTGTAGCATTGGCTGGGTCTCTACTCGACCGACAAGGAAGTTGCAGGCACGGCAGAGCAATCGTCGAACCCGACCAGTCGCATGACTGTGATCGACGCACAACCGCTCTACTCGGCCGTCAGACCTGAGCAATCCCGGCCGGTCGCACAAAGCGCACAGCCCTTTTTGCTCGGTAAACATTCGATCATAGGTGTCGGCACTGATGCCGTACCGTTTGCGTAGTTGTCTCTCCCATTCCTTGCTGTGGTGCTTCGCCCAGGAGCGCCTACGATATTCCTGAACCTTTTCAGGATTCGACGAACGCCATTGTTTACGGTATTCGTGCCCTTTAGCGGGCATGTGCGCCTCTCTTATAGAACTCCGGGTGGCCCGACGAGAAATCGACCATCACACCCCATCCTACCATACTTTTCTTGTTCTTCGCAAGGGCCATTCGGCGACGTTCCCCAATAGAACGACCCGGTGGCATCGGTTCAGACGACTTTCCCATCGGGGCGTCTTCAACGCCTAATAGCACCAACGCATCCGCGATGGTGCGATCTCCGTGCGTTAATCGGGCCGATTCCGATTCCTTCACGAACTCGGCCGGCCCCAGACCCCCATCGTCGTAGTAGACGTAGGTGAGGGTCTCGTCCAGAGCCGGCCCGGAGTGATTGATAATCCCGCCTTGGGCGTAGGCTCGGCGCAATTGGCCCATCAATTGTTCCTTTTTTTCCTTCGAAGAATGCCAGCCGTACCGTTTGCCTACCTTCTCTCGAACGGTACCAGAGGCTTTGTCAGTGTAGAAGTTGGGATACTGGAGAGTCTTGACAAAGACTCGGCCGAAGTCCCATCCGGGACCATTGGCCTCCCAGACAACGAGAGGATGCCCGCCGGATCGCGCCCCTCCAAACCACACCGCAGCCGCCGCGACGATCCGCGCCAGATCGTAGGGCGGCGTGTTCGCATCGGCGAATTCAGCGATCTTCTCGCGCGTTTCAGCGCAAAGAACAGACACGATAGAATTCGACGCACCTTGTCCCTTGGAGATGTCCACACCGAAGATGTAATTTTTGGTCTGATCGGGCCGTCCTCCCGTATTAGCGAGCCAGAACTTCCACGGTCCAGTCTTGGAAACCTGAATCATAGGAATCTGCCGACGCGCGATTATTCCCGGCATGGCATCCGCGGCCACGCTTTTCAGGAAGTCCAGTCCTCGTGTAAACGTCGCGGGTTTGGCGAACAGGGCGCGGTGTTGTTCAATCGGCCCCGCGTCGAAGAAGATAGACCCGGAACCTATGTCGTCCATATCGAGTTCCTGAGCGACTTCCTGGGGCGAACGGCGCTCGCACTCCACGTCATACCACGGCGAGCGGATCTTCCACGTCTTCGTCACCGCGTCCTGGATGACGTAGCGGCCTTTACCCTTCTCCGGGTGTTCCCACCAGGGCAACGTAAAGACTTCGATCTGGCCGGAGTTCTTCCACTTGCTGTATTCCGTGCCGGGGCCGGCCGCGGTGGAGTTGACTAGCCGGCAGTTGGACACGTCGGACGTGGCCCAACGCATCTTGGTCCCCTGGTCCACCTTAGCGAACTCGTCCAGAAGGATTGCCCGGCGACGGTCGCCAGAAGCCGCATTGGAGTTGGCTGATTCCCCGTCAATCTTGCTACCGTTCGCCAGATTCGAGAAGTGCATCGTGACATCGTTAATTGGGGGAACCATCCATGACGGGAGCCACTTGCGGATATACCGATGTTTCCAGAAAAGCGACTTCGGATTATCACTCCGATCCACATATTCTTCCGTCCTGGAAATCTCCAGGAACAGGCTATCAGGACGGAAAAGAAACTGGTGCTCGAATACAAGAATGTGGTCCCACGACGCTCCCATTTCACGGGACTTATTTGTGAGAAGATCATGGCCTTCCTCGATGGCTTTCTGGATGTCCAGTAGATGCCTGTCCTGAATGGCCCACGTCACATAGGGCGCGTGGACGCCTTCGGCCTGGCGCTGTTTACCCTCATCATCCACCTCGCGCAACTTGAGGGTGAAGACGAAGGCGTTGCACCAGAAGAGAATTGAATCCCGGCAGGCGCACCACAAGTCCTGCTGGAACTTCGGGTCGTCGTCCGAGGCTCTCAACAGCCGGGCACGGTACTCCAGGTTCTCGTGGATGCGCTTGGGCACCTTGAGGCCGGTGACGGGGTCGGTCCAGATCGCAGGGATGTCCGGGAAGGGCGTCGGAAGTAGAGGCGGCGCGATGGCCTCAAGCGGCATCTTCCGCCTCCGGCGCATCTGGCGCGGAAGCCTGGGCTAGAGAATTGATCTTGGCCTTGCCCAGATCGCTCACCTTGTCAGTTAGAGACTTGCCCTGGTCCTCGATCACGGCCAGTGGGATCTTGCCTTCGATCCTGTTGTAGAGGAGGTCAATCGCCCAGACTGCGGGCGGGATGAAGGTCTTTCTGTTGGGGTCGTCGGGCGACACCTGCTCGTGCCCAAGGGCGTTCTTCCATACGAGCAGCGCCAGGGCCTCGGCCTTCGTAACCGCGTCGCCCTCTGCGTTGGTGGTCTCGATTTCCAACGCCAGAGCGCGCAAGTATTTCGACAGAATGGCTCCCGTCGGAACCCTCAACGATCTTTCAGGTTTCTGCGCCAACCGTCTCTCCAGAGGGCATCAGTGAGTATCGCTGCCAATCGTTCTACCGTCGCTTCGGTCTTTCGCTGGTTGGCCGCGTGCAGTAGTTCATGGATCAAGGTATCGAGGCGAGCCTGCGGCCGTTGGCCGGGCGCGATCTCGATGACCCGATTCGCGTGATCGCATTCGCCCATGTGCTCCGGTTCGATCTCGGCCTCTCGCACCGTCCATGTACGACCGTCGATCTTAAGGCGCACGATTTAGCCTCCGAGTAAATGAAATCCGCCTCCAGCAACAAGAATGCCTGTTAGACTTCCGCTGTCTCCGAAGGTAGTGCCCAGGCGAACGTCCGTCGTCGCGGGGAGCACGACCGTCCCGGACAGGGGGCTGGCCGGATCGCCGTAACTGGCGGCGACCAGCGCATCAATCACCGGGCAATCCACGCGCGTACCCAAGAAGGTGCCGTCAGTGAAGTAACCCGCTGTGCCGGACAGGACAAGTCCCTTCGCCAGGGCCACACCAAATTGGACGGCTGCGTTTCCTGCGCCATCCAGATTGACAGCCGCGAATTGGATGTAGTTCACCTTGCCGGTGATATTCCATACCGGCGGTTTGCCCTGGAAGGCCAGTGCTCCGGCCCCGTTGATGATGTTGCCGGTGATCGTGGTGACCACACCAGTGCTGCTGATACCTACAGCCGCCGCATTCGCGCTGCCCCCCGTGACATTCCCATTGACGGTCAGTGTCCCCGATGCCGCGGAATCCATGAAACCAGCGCCACTACTCGTCGCACTGCCTGTGATATTCCCATTGATCGTTGTTGAGCCGGTGGACGAAGTCTTGGCCCCGTGACAATTGGTCGCGGAACCAGCCACAATGTTGCCATTGATGATTAGCTTGCCGGAACCGGTAATAGACAGGCCCACGGTGCTACC